GTAACCGCGATTATCTCCGCTCTGGTTATCTGCATCATCGTCTGCCTGTCATGGGCTGTTAATCATTACCGTGATAACGCCATTACCTACAAAGAGCAGCGCGACAAAGCCGCATCCACTATCGCTGACATGCAGAAGCGTCAACGTGATGTAGCAGAACTCGACGCAAGATACACAAAGGAGCTTGCTGATGCTAACGCGACTATCGAAAGTCTCCGTGCTGATGTTTCTGCTGGGCGTAAGCGCCTGCAAGTCGCCGCCACCTGTGCAAAGTCAACGACCGGAGCCAGCGGCATGGGCGATGGAGAAAGCCCAAGACTTACAGCAGATGCTGAACTCAATTATTACCGTCTCCGAAGTGGAATCGACAAGATAACCGCGCAGGTTAACTACCTGCAGGAATACATCAGGACGCAATGCCTGAAATAATTTTTTTGCAAATCACAAAGTCCATTTAATGAGCCTCGCGATGCGGGGCTTTTTTTACATCTGAATTTCACAGCGCATCTCACGCGCATATTACATCACCCGAGCCTTTCAGAAAGTTGAGCCTGAGAACTGCCGTATATGGTGGCGACCATCTCGGGGCGGCTTTTCTGTGAGACAGGCTCACTTTCTAAAAGGTAAAGACGCTATGAACCAATTAGAAGAAAAGCTTCAAAGAATGATTTCCTTATACAAGGAAGATAACTGCCAAAAAGTTCCTGAAAACATCGCAGAGTTAATGGAATTGGCAAGTGAATTTTCTGGCATGCTTAAGTCGTCAGGTGTTCGGTCAGCGTTCTTTGTTGAAATGCTGATGCACGGCGGACTTATGGCAACAATGAGACGTGTAATGGAAGACCAGAGAAAAGAACCTCCTCAGGTATACGTTTTGTCATCGAAGAAAACTGGGCTAACCAAAATTGGGTATTCATCCAACATTCCACAACGCATCAAATCGCTTGGCAACTCTGGACCAGACTGCTTGAAGCTTGAGTGCCTGATCCCTGGTGGAAGAGAAACTGAAAACATGCTTCATCGCAAATTTGCCGCAAAGAGAAAGCACGGTGAATGGTTCGCCCTGTCCAAGGATGACATTGAGGGATTGAAATCTGTAGCGATTACTTCCGATGGCTATTAATGCTTGTTTAGAGCAATTTTCATAACAACTCTTCATTACAAAGCCCATCTACTGGTGGGCTTGATAATGAAACCGTGATTTACATCCCCACAATCCGGGTATGTAAAAGATAGTTCAGGCGAGAACGGATTTAACTAAATCTGTGCGCCACCAGTTAACGGCAGTACCACGAAACAACCCAAGCCAGTAAGTGGGGAAATAACACTGGCAGCCACTGAAAGATGAACCTCCTGCCTTATGGCAAAAAAGATTCTTTGTGGTGGCGGACTGATGGAAAGACATCGGTTATTGCAGAGACCATTCAATGAGTGGTCTCGACAATGGCTTATACCCTACACGGGATAACTTAACTGATATCCCTTTTAACGGATAAACGGAGCCAACAATGGCAGAGATTATTCCCATGACTGAAGAACAGAAATTCCAGTTAGAGATTTACAAGCTGGTCATGAACCAGAACGCAGCCGCAGAAGAAGCATTTCAGTTCATTGGTACTGACGAACTGAAGCTTGAGCTATTCAAAATTCACTTCCAGTCAGGTGGCGCTAATTCAGATATCACGACCCGCACTATCGAAGCGGTGCGTAAATCGAAGGAAGCGTTAGACCTGTTCACTACCGGAGCATAAACATGGCAACTCAAGGTTTCGACAACCCATCCAAATTCCGCGATGAATGGGATAAGCAAGCAGAAGGGAAATAATCAATATGGCGACTGAGAAAAAGAATGTCGGTCGCCCTTCGGATTACCTGCCGGAGGTGGCTGATGATATCTGTGCGCTGCTTGCCTCCGGGGAAAGTCTGGTTAAGGTTTGCAAGCGCCCCGGCATGCCAGCAAAGGCTACTGTATTTCGCTGGCTGTCAGAGCATGAAGAATTTAGAGACAAGTACGCGAAGGCAACTGAGGCACGAGCTGATTCTATTTTCGAAGAGATATTCGAAATTGCTGACACTGCGATTCCAGATGCTGCTGAGGTGGCAAAGGCAAGACTTCGCGTTGATACCCGCAAATGGGCGCTGGCCCGAATGAATCCCCGTAAGTATGGCGACAAGGTAACTAACGAGCTTGTCGGTAAGGACGGCGGCGCAATCCAGATTGAAACATCACCGATGAGCACTCTATTCGGAAAATGACCTCGATTAATCCTATCTTTGAACCGTTCATTGAGGCGCATCGCTACAAAGTCGCCAAAGGCGGTCGAGGTAGCGGTAAATCATGGGCAATTGCGAGGCTGCTTGTTGAAGCGGCGCGTCGGCAGCCAGTGCGTATTCTCTGCGCTCGTGAACTGCAAAACAGTATCAGCGATTCGGTAATCCGGTTGCTTGAAGACACCATAGAGCGGGAAGGGTATTCGGCTGAGTTTGAAATTCAGCGTTCAATGATTCGTCATCTCGGAACGAATGCTGAATTCATGTTCTACGGCATAAAAAACAACCCGACGAAGATTAAATCGCTCGAAGGCATTGATATCTGCTGGGTGGAAGAAGCGGAAGCGGTAACGAAGGAATCATGGGACATCCTGATACCAACCATCCGCAAGCCGTTTTCCGAAATATGGGTGAGCTTCAACCCGAAAAACATCCTCGACGATACCTATCAGCGATTCGTCGTAAACCCTCCTGATGATATTTGTCTGCTGACGGTGAACTACACCGACAACCCGCACTTTCCTGAAGTTCTCCGTCTGGAGATGGAAGAGTGCAAACGCAGAAATCCGACACTGTATCGTCACATCTGGCTTGGTGAGCCAGTAAGCGCAAGTGATATGGCAATCATCAAACGTGAATGGCTTGAAGCTGCTACCGATGCGCACAAGAAACTCGGATGGAAAGCGAAAGGCGCTGTTGTCTCTGCGCATGACCCATCAGATACAGGGCCGGATGCCAAAGGTTATGCATCGCGCCACGGTTCGGTAGTTAAGCGCATTGCCGAAGGTCTGCTGATGGACATCAACGAGGGTGCTGACTGGGCTACTTCGCTGGCGATTGAAGACGGCGCTGACCACTACCTGTGGGATGGTGATGGTGTTGGTGCCGGGCTACGCAGGCAGACAACGGAAGCGTTCTCCGGCAAGAAAATCACCGCCACGATGTTCAAGGGCAGCGAATCGCCATTCGATGAAGATGCGCCATATCAGGCCGGAGCATGGGCTGATGAAGTCGTACAGGGCGACAATGTTCGCACTATTGGCGATGTATTCCGCAATAAGCGAGCGCAATTCTATTACGCGCTGGCTGACAGGCTGTATCTGACATATCGGGCGGTTGTCTACGGTGAGTATGCAGACCCAGACGACATGCTGAGTTTCGACAAAGAAGCGATAGGCGAGAAGATGCTGGAGAAGCTGTTTGCAGAACTGACGCAGATTCAGCGCAAATTCAATAATAACGGGAAGCTGGAGCTAATGACTAAGGTCGAAATGAAGCAGAAGCTCGGTATTCCATCTCCTAACCTGGCTGATGCGTTGATGATGTGTATGCATTGCCCGGAGTCGGCTGCGCAACCCGACTATTCCAGTTACTCAATTCCTTGTGGTGTAGGTTGATATGGCAGAAAAAAAGATGACTGACTGGCATCGCAAGGTGCTGTGCAACTTTGATAATGCCTGGTCAGCAACGCAGGATATGCGTGAGCAGATTATTGAAGCTCAACGTTTCGTCCGGGTGTCCGGCGCACAGTGGGAAGGCAGCACAAACGCTGGTTACTCATTTGATGAAGGCAGGTTTGAGCATTACCCGCGCTTTGAGCTGAATAAGATTGCCCGTGAATGTGATCGCATCATTGGCGAGTATCGACAGAATCGCATCAGCGTTAAATTCAGGCCGAAGGATGACAAGGCATCGGAAGCGTTAGCCGAAAAGATGAACGGCAAATTCCGCGCTGACTATCAGGAAACATCCGGTGGCGAAGCGTGTGATAACGCATTTGATGATGCTGTAACGGGCGGATTCGGTTGTTTCCGCATGTGTGCCGATTACGAAGATGAAATGGATCCGAGTAACGAGCAGCGACGCATCAGCCTTCTTCCTGTTTACGACCCAGCGACATGCGTCTTCTTCGATCAGGACAGCAAGCAATATGACCGCTCTGATGCTATGTGGGCTATGGAAATGTTCTCCATGACGCCTAAAGCGTTCGAGGCTGAATACCCTGATTCCATCGCAGCAAGCCTTTCTCGTGATGACACTGGCACTCAATATGACTGGTCAACTCCTGATGCTATCTATGTTGGTCGCTACTACGAAGTTCGCATAGAGAAGGTGAAGCTCACAGCATGGCGTAACCCTGTCAGCGGAGAAACGGCAATCTATGATGAAGAGCAAATCAAAGATATTGTCGACGAGCTGACCGATGGTGCATTCGAACTGATTGGCGAGCGAACGGTGAAGAAACGCCGAGTTTATTGCGGTCTTCTGTCTGGCGCTGAATGGCTGGAAGAACCGAAGCGTATTCCGGGCGAACATATTCCTCTCATCCCGGTATATGGGCGTCGTTCATTTGTTGATAATCAGGAGCGAATCGAAGGCCACGCAGCAAAAGCGATGGATGCACAGCGTCTTGAGAACCTGATGGTTTCCATGATTGCAGATAACGCTACTCAGGCTGGCGGTGATGGCATTCCTGTAGTTGATGTTGACATGATTCCTGGTCCTCTTGCCACTCATTGGGCGGAGCGCAACAAAAAGCGCCCGGCGTTCCTGCCGATGGTCAGTTTGAAAAACAAAAACGGAGATATTACTGCGCAGGCTCAGGTCAGCAGTTATACGCCTCCGACACAAATGCCTCCAGCTCTTGCCGGGCTATTGCAGTACACCGGAACGGCTATTCAGCAAATTACAGGTGCGTCGCAGCTTGAGAACATGCCGAGCAACGTCGCCACCGATACCGTTGATAGCATCTTTAACCGGATGGACACGCAGTCCTATATCTACATGGACAACATGGCTAAATCTATGCGTCGCGCTGGCGTTGTGTGGCTTTCTATGGCGCGTGAAGTCTATGGCAGCGATACGCCGATGCGTATCGTTAATGAGGACGGCAGCGATGACGTGGCGCTGATGACTGGTGAAGTGGTTGACCGTCAGACAGGGCAGGTTATCGCGCTTAACGACCTTTCGCAGGGTAACTACGAAGTGACTGTCGATGTCGGTCAGTCGTTCGCTACTCGCCGTGATGCAACGGTTAAGTCGTTACTTTCCATGCTGGCACTTATCCCGCCAGGGACGCCGAAGCACGACCTTGTATCGTCGATGATTCTCGACAATATGGACGGAGAAGGGATGGACGACCTGAAAGAATACAACCGCAATCAGTTGCTTCTGTCTGGAGTTATCAAGCCGAGAACGCCAGAAGAACAGCAGATGGTTGAGCAGGCGAAACAACAACAGGCCAGTCAGCCAGATCCGGCTATGGTTGCTGCGCAAGGTCAGCTTCTTGCTGGTCAGGCTGAATTGCAGAAAGCGCAGAACGAACAGGCAGCCATTCAGGTTAAAGCATTCCAGGCACAGACTGATGCTCAGGTTGCAGCGGCAAATGTTGTGAAAATCCTCGCATCTGCCGATAGCCAGCAGAAATCTGATATCCGCGAGGCTCTGAAACTGCTCGGACAGTTCCAGCAACAGCAAGGAGACAATGCCCGTGCTGATGCAGAGCTTGTCCTGAAAAGTCAGGCACAGGGTCATGCGCAGCGCATGGACATCAGCAGCATCCTGCAAAAATCAACTCAGCAACAACCACAGCAGTAATTAACCCATAACGTGCAATGGCTGTCTTTATGAGGCCTGGCACCCTATTGCCTTCCGATGGGCTGAACATCGAGTAAACAGGGGTAACAAATGGACCAGATGGCAGAAAACACACCAGAAGTTGAAATCGAAACCGACGCGTCAGAGCAGATTCCTGATGATGTCGAACTGGCTGAAGAAGTCGAAACAGAAGATGGCAGTGAGTCCTCCGGCAATGATGCAGAGGAAGCTACTGAAACTGATGACGACGAATCAGAACAGGAATTCTACTTTGGTGACGAAAAGCTGGATTCGCCAACCAGCGAAGATGGCGCAGAGCATGGACTGGTAAAACACCTGCGCAAGACGATTAAAGAGAAAGACCGCGAGCTGAAAGAGCTGATGCGTCAGTCTCAGAAACCCGTCGAGCAGCAGCCGGTAATAACTCAACCACCGCGAATGCCAAAACTGGATGATGAGGACATCGGTTTCGATGAAGAAATCTACCAGCAACGCATGGCTAAGTGGGCAGAGGATAACGGCAAGTACCAGCAACAGGAGATGGCTCGCAAGCAGAAGGAGCAGGAGCTTCAGGCTGCCTATCAAGAGCGATTATCCAAATATCAGCAACGTGTTAAGGCTCTCAAAGTTCCTGGCTATCAGGAAGCAGAACAGGCCGTACTCGAGGAAATCCCCATCGAGACACAAAACGCGATCCTGTTTGAGTCAGAGAAGCCGGAAATCGTTGTTCTGGCGCTCGGTCGCAACGCTGAACTGCGCAAGCAACTGGCAGAAGCTACCAACCCCGTAGCAATTGGTCGTCTGCTGGAACGTATCGAATCGAAGGCCAGAGTCATGCCAAAAGCAAAAACCACGGCAGCCACAACCCCGACAGTTAAGGGGAGCAACGGCGCAGTAATCAACAACCTCGGCAAATTGAAAGCCAAGGCGCTGGAAACTGGTGACTGGACGCCGTATTTCGCCGCTAAAAAGGCAAAAAAATAACCTATCGGAGCATTAAACATGGCTAACCAATTAGCAAAAGACCTTGAAATCATGTTCGAAAACTACGTTGAAGGCTTTGAGGCCGCCTGCGTAGTTTCCCGTAACGCTAAAAAATTCCGTCCCGGTGATACAGCAATGCAGCGAGCAGGTGATGTTCTGTATCGTCCGCAGCATTACCACATGAACATTGAGGAAGGCCTAGACCTCAGCGGCAAAACGCCAACAGCACTGGTTCAGCGCCTTGTTCCTTCTGTGTTCAAGGAGCCGAAAAACATTCTGTACACTCTGGATGCGCGTGAAATGCGTGACCCGGAACATAAAACTGAAGCTGGTCGCGCCGCAGGTATGCGCCTTGCTGCACAGATTGACTCTGACCTGATTTCCATGGTCACGCAGCGTGCTACTAACGTGATCACAATGGCTGACTCAACCACTGGTTCACAGGGCCGTGATTTGTGGAACTGTGCGGCAGGTATTGATGCCACCATGACGGCGATTGGTGTACCACAGGGTATCAACCGCCGCTCTTTCTGGAACCCCTTCAACTACAAAGACCTTGCTGGCGAGCTTGGTCACCGTGCCTATGCTCAGGGCGCAACCCTGACAGCATACGAAAAAGCGCAGATCCCTCCGGTTGCGTCCTTCGATAGCTACAAGACCGATATTTCTGGTCGTGTTCCGAAGGGTACAGCAACTTCCATTACGCTGGCAGCAGCACCTGCGCACAAGGTTGAAGCGAAAGATGCTAACGAAATGCCAGTGGATAACCGACAGGGGACCATTACGGTATCTGCTGAAGGTTTGCAGGTTGGCGATGCGTTTACCATCGCAGGGGTGAATTCCGTACACCAGATCACCAAAGATACCACCGGGCAGCCGCAGGTATTCCGCGTTCTGGCAGTTAGCGGAACGACAGTAACTATCTCCCCGAAAATTCTGCCGCCTGACAACGCGGATGTCGCCAGCCGTCCATATGCAAACGTTGATGCTAATGCGGCAAGTAGCGCAGCAATCACCATTCTCAACAAAAATGCCGCACCGGCTAACCTGTTCTGGGCTGATGGTTCTGTTGAACTGATGTACGGCAAACTGGCGTTCCCGACTGGTCAGGGTCCACAGGTAATGACGGCAACCACCGAGCAGGGCGCTACGCTGATTATGTCTTACGCCTTCGACCACATCAAAGGCGTAACCACTGCGCGTTTCACCACTCTGTACGGCTGCTCTGTACTTGTTCCTGAATATACGGGCATCGTTATTGCCGGGCAGTAATTTTGGTGGGGCTTCGCCCCCATTTTTATTGGGAGAAGACAATGGCACGAACAATGCTCTATAAGCCGGGCAACATGATCACCTGTGGTCAGTTTGCTGTCGATTACATCATTGTTGATGACGAAGAAGTTAAATCTCACCTGAAAAAAGGTTGGGTAAAAACTCCTGAAGAAACCGCAACGAAGCAAAAAGTGGCTAAGGCGGAAGAAGATGGCGAAAACGAAGGGTGATCTCGTTCTAAAGGCTTTACGAAAAGCCGGGCTGTATTCCAATGCCACGTTGACAGATGCCGACCCTCAGGCAATTGAAGATGCCATTAATGACCTCGAAGACATGATGGCAGCATGGCAGGCGAAAGGTATCGAGCTTGGATATCAGTTTGCTGATACAGAAAACGGCATCATGCCGTTACCTGACGATGATTCAGGTATCCCTGCATGGGCAAATGATGGCGTCGCTTTGAAACTCGCTGTGCAAGTGTGCATGGATAACGTCATTCAGCCGTCGGATGCTCTCCTTACCGCTGCTGACAGCGCATATCAGACAATCTGCATCGCTTTAACCAAAATACCACCACTTGAGCGGCGAAATGACATGCCTCGCGGTAGTGGTAACAAAAGCGCGTATACGTGGAATCGGTTTTACATCGAGAAAGATGATCCGAGTACGTGAGGTGAATAAATGCCGATTCAGCAACTTCCGCTCATGAAAGGCGTCGGCAAAGACTTCCGAAATGCCGACTATATCGACTATCTGCCAGTGAATATGCTGGCAATTTTGATATGATAAGCACATGAAAAATCGAAACTTTAAGGAGTAGATATGCTTTCTGAGAATGCTAAAGATATACCTGGATTTGAAGGTGTTTATGCCGTAACAGAAGATGGCAGGGTATATTCTCACTCACGTGTTGTTAAGGCTGCGCATGGCAGCACGCAACTCAGAAAGGGGCGCTGGTTAAAGCCTAAAATCAATCAGGGAAGGGTGCTTTATAATATCGGAGCAAAATGGACTTTTGCCCATCGAATCGTTGCAATGACATTCCTGCCAAATCCTGAAAACAAGCCTCAGGTAAATCATATTGATGGCAATCCACTCAATAATAACGTCAATAATCTTGAGTGGTGCACTCAAAGCGAAAACATCAAACATGCATACGCCACCGGATTAAAGAAACCAATCAAGTTTTTCGGAACCAAGCACCCAAAACACAAGTTGAGTGATGACGATGTTCTTGCAATCAAGTCATCAAAAGAAAGCTTGTCAGTAATTGCGGCTAAGTACGGGATATCTAAGACCTGGGCAAGTAGGCTAAAGCGTGATGCTAACTGGGTTCATATAAAGGTTGATTCCAATGGCAATACAACAACTACCACTAATGAAGGGATTGGGGAAAAGTGCGGTTAATGCTGATTATATAGACCAACTTCCAGTCAATCTTTTAGCTACGCCCAAGGAGGTGTTGAATTCATCGGGATATCTTCGCTCATTCCCGGGAATTGCCAAACGTTCTGATGTGAACGGCGTATCGCGCGGCGTCGAGTACAACATGGCGCAGAGTGCCGTTTATCGCGTGTGTGGTGGCAAGCTGTACAAAGGCGAAAGTGAAGTCGGTGACGTCGCCGGAAGTGGTCGCGTATCAATGGCGCATGGTCGAACATCTCAGGCTGTAGGCGTTAATGGTCAACTGGTCGAGTATCGCTATGATGGCACGGTTAAAACCGTATCAAACTGGCCTACAGACAGCGGTTTTACGCAGTATGAGTTAGGTTCAGTTCGCGACATTACGCGCTTACGTGGGCGTTATGCGTGGTCAAAAGACGGTACTGATTCATGGTTTATCACTGACCTTGAAGACGAATCGCACCCTGACCGCTACAGCGCACAATATCGTGCAGAATCGCAGCCTGACGGCATCATCGGCATAGGTACATGGCGAGACTTTATCGTCTGCTTTGGTTCATCGACGATTGAATATTTCTCCCTGACGGGTGCAACCACCGTTGGTGCTGCTTTGTATGTCGCCCAGCCATCGTTAATGGTGCAGAAAGGTATCGCTGGAACCTACTGCAAAACGCAGTTCGCTGATTCGTATGCGTTCATCAGCAATCCGGCAACAGGTGCGCCGTCTGTGTATATCATCGGCTCTGGTCAGGTATCACCAATCGCCAGCGCGAGCATTGAGAAAATACTACGCTCCTACACTGCTGATGAACTGGCTGATGGCGTGATGGAGTCTCTGCGATTTGATGCGCATGAGTTGCTGATTATCCATCTTGCGCGCCATGTTCTCGTGTACGACGCATCTTCAAGCGCCAATGGTACGCAATGGTGTGTGTTGAAAACTGGCTTGTATGACGATGTGTACCGCGCTATCGACTTCATTTACGAAGGCAATCAGATAACGTGCGGCGATAAGCTGGAATCTGTTACCGGGAAACTGCAGTTCGATATCAGCAGCCAGTACGACAAGCAACAGGAACACCTGCTGTTTACTCCACTGTTCAAAGCGGATAACGCCAGAGTGTTCGACCTTGAGGTTGAATCGTCAACTGGCGTTGCGCAGTATGCTGACCGCCTTTTTCTCTCTGCAACCACTGACGGTATCAATTACGGGCGTGAGCAGATGATTGAGCAGAATGAACCGTTCGTTTACGACAAACGCGTTTTGTGGAAGCGAGTTGGGCGCATCAGGAAAAATGTCGGCTTCAAATTGCGTGTTATCACTAAGTCACCTGTCACTCTGTCAGGCTGCCAGATAAGGATCGAGTAATGGCTGATTCGAATCTCAATGAGCCGGTAATCATTCAGGCTACACGACTCGACACATCAGTCCTTCCACGCAATATCTTCTCGCAGTCATATCTGCTGTACGTTATCGCACAGGGTGCTGATGTTGGTAACGTGGCTAACAAGGCCAACGAAGCAGGGAAGGGGGCTTATGATGCACAGGTGAAGAATGATGAGCAGGATGTCACCCTTGCAGACCATGAATCCAGAATTGCTGCTGCTGAAGCAACTCTCGTCAATCATGAACATAGAATCGCAGCAGCGGAAAGCACTCTTGCAGATCATGAAACAAGGATTACGGCTGCCGAAACAGAGCTGGCTGATCACGAGACGCGAATTGCTGCCAATGAATCTGAGTTAGCAAACCATGATGCGCGAATAACTCAGAATACAACCGATATCAACGCACTTGATACCAGGCTCACAGCGGCAGAGGGAAGTATTTCGACGCTACAAAGCACAGTTGGTGATCACTCAACAAGAATATCTGCGCTTGAGTATGCCACCACGCGCAAGAAATCAGAGGTTGTTTACTCAGGAGTATCGGTAACCATTCCAACAGCGCCGACCAACCTTGTTAGCCTGCTGAAAACGCTCACGCCGTCATCCGGGACGTTGGCACCATTCTTCGATACTGATAACAACAAGATGGTTGTTTTCAACGAGAACAAAACCCTGTTCTTCAAGCTGTCGATTGTCGGGACGTGGCCCAGCGGAACCGCAAACAGGTCAATGCAGCTAACCTTTTCCGGCTCTGTTCCTGACACACTGGTAAGCAGTCGCAACTCGGCGACAACGACCGATAACATCCTGTTAGCTACGTTCTTCAGTGTGGATAAAGACGGCTTTCTTGCCACAAATGGCAGCACGTTAACCATTCAGTCGAATGGTGCGGCGTTTACTGCCACAACCATCAAGATAATCGCGGAGCAGTGATGATTCATTTCAAACCAACGCGAAACATCGACCTGATCGAAGCAGTAGGAAATCACCCTGACATTATCGCCGGGAGCAACAACGGCGATGGATACGACTACAAGCCTGAATGCCGTTACTTTGAGGTGAACGTGCACGGGCAGTTCGGCGGAATTGTTTACTATCAGGAGATTCAGCCGCTGACCTTTGATTGCCACGCCATGTACCTGCCAGAGATTCGTGGATTCAGCAAGGAAATCGGGCTGGCGTTCTGGCGATACATTCTGACTAACACCACCGTTCAGTGCGTCACATCGTTCGCCGCACGCAAATTCCGCCACGGGCAGATTTACTGCGCAATGATTGGCCTTAAGCGTGTCGGAACCATCAAGAAATACTTTAAAGGCGTGGATGACGTGACGTTTTACAGCGCCACACGCGAAGAACTAATCGACTTCCTGAATCACGGGAGATAGCCATGTTATATGCATTTAAGCTGGGCAGAAAACTGCGCGGCGAGGAACCTTATTGCCCTGAAAAAGGCGGGAAAGGTGGAGCCGATAAAAGCGCAAAGTATGCAGCAGAAGCCCAGAAGTATTCCGCAGACCTGCAAAATCAGCAGTTCAACACCATCATGAACAACCTGAAACCGTTTACTCCTCTGGCTGAGAAGTATGTCGGCAGCCTCGAGAACTTATCGTCTCTGGAGGGGCAAGGTCAGGCGCTTAACCAGTATTACAACTCTCAGCAGTACAAAGACCTTGCTGGTCAGGCGCGCTATCAGAGTCTGGCGGCAGCGGAAGCAACAGGTGGATTAGGTTCCACCGCAACCAGTAATCAGTTAGCAACAATCGCACCAACGCTTGGTCAGCAGTGGCTGTCTGGCCAGATGAACAACTACCAGAATCTGGCAAATATTGGTCTTGGCGCTCTTCAGGGGCAGGCAAACGCCGGGCAAACATATGCCAACAACATGAGCCAGATTTCACAGCAAAGCGCGGCACTGGCGGCGGCAAACGCTAATAGACCTTCCGGCCTTCAATCTGCAATAGGCGGGGCTGCCTCTGGAGCAATTGCTGGAGCACAGCTTGGCAGCATTGTTCCCGGTATTGGTACTGGTATTGGTGCCGCTGTTGGCGGCGGTCTTGGTCTTCTTGGTTCACTGTTTTAAGGGGTAATCAATGGCTACGTGGCAACAGGGTATTAATTCTGGTGGTTTTCTGGCTGGCATTGGTGCGCAAAATGAGAATGCGCCAAAAGCAAGCGACATTAACGCAACGCTTGGTCTGATCCGCGAAAACAATGAGTTGGCTCGCTCAGGTGCAAATAACGTTGGTCTGACCGCGTTACGTGGTCTGGCTGGAGTTGCTGATATTTACAATCAGGAACAGCAACAGAAAGCGATTAGTGCGTTCAATAAGGTTCACGCTGATGCATGGGCTTCTGGTGATCCATCGGGACTATTTAAGTTTGCCCAGGAAAATCCAGCGTTTGTTGCACAGGCACAACAGGCGTTTTCCGGTCTTAATGATCAGCAACGTAACGATATGGGCGATTTAGCCATGAGGGCTAACGTCGCTCTTTCTCAGGGACCGGAAGCCTACAGTAAATTCATTACTGACAACAAGGACAGGTTAAATCGCGTTGGTGCGAATGCTGACTGGATGATTCAGACAGGTATCCAGAATCCAGAGCAGTTATCACACATGCTGACTACTATGTCTCTCGGTGCGCTTGGGCCAGAAAAGGCGTTTGCTGTTCAGGACAAGATAGCTGGTCGTGAGATTGACCGAGGCAGACTGGCAGAGACAATCCGCAGCAATCAGGCCAGCGAAGCACTTCAGGCGAGAGGGCAGGATATTAGCCGAGCAAATGCGTTAACGTCAGCATATGCACCAACAGCCGCAATGCAGAATTACAATCAGTACGCGCAAATGTTAAAGGCGGATCCAGATGGTGCAGCGGCATTTGCGGCAGCGGCGGGAATTAATCCCAATGCTAAGAAATTACTTAAGGTTGAAACCAATCCTGATGGCTCGGTAACTAAGTATTACACCGATGGCAGCGAGGAAGCCGGAAAACTAAACCAACCTATATCTGGTGATGGCATTAAACCAATTAGCTTGCCACAAGCGCAAAGCATCATAGATAAGGCTAATGAGGGTTCCAAGAAGGCGGCAGGATTTGCTTTGCGATTAAAAGATTCAATGGACTCAATGAATCAGCTTAGTAAAAGCATTGACCCTAAGCGAGTTGCATTAATAAATCGCTCTCTTGGTGATGGGACTATTGCAAATTTAAGCCTATCACCAGCGGAGCAGCAATATATGGTAAATGCGAGAGACGCCTTGTATGCAATTTTGCGCCCAGAAACAGGTGCAGCAATTACTCTGCCAGAGATGCAGGAGTATTCCAAAATGTACCTGCCTCAGCCCGGTGATTCCAAGGCTGCTACTGAAACAAAAATGCGAAAAATGCAGGGCCAATATAACTCATTACGTGGTCAGTCTGGTCGTGTTTATGATGCTTTGGTGGTTTCAAGTGCTGCAAATAGTCAACAACAGAGCAATAGCCAACAACCGACAAATACCCAACAGCAGCAGAGTCAATCCGGATCATATACCTCAAAATCAGGCATTCAATTTACGGTGGAATGATGAAAGTAACTGCAAACGGTAAGACATTTACCTTCCCTGATGGTACGAGCACGGAAGATATTGGCACCGCCATTGATGAGTATTTTGCTGGTCAGGCTGTTCAGCAACAAACAGTTAATCAGGCCAATAATGAACCAGCACGTGAAGAACCATCATTGATGCAACAAGCTGGCGATTGGCTCACAGGTGGTCAAAGTGCAGGGCAAATTGCAGAGCAGGCTGGTCGTGGTCTGGTAAACATACCATTTGACGTATTGCAGGGCGGCGCAAGTCTGATTAATGCAATCAGTCATGGGCTTGGTGGACCCAAGGTTTTGGATGATGTTTATCGTCCAGTAGACAGACCGACAGACCCATACGCACAAGCCGGTGAAACAATTGGTGGGTATTTAGTTCCAGGAGTTGGAACGGCAGGAAGCATGGCTATTGGATCACTGGCAGAGGCCGCAAATCAGAAAGGCGATTTCGCACAAAATGCAGCTAAAAATGCCGGAGTTAACCTTGCCGCTCAGGGGGTTCTTTCCGCAGCAGCAAAGGGAATAGGGCGTGGAATAACGGCTATAAAAGGTGATATTGCGCCAGAAGTGGCGAAGAAAATTGCCACATCAGAATCGATTGGCGTGACACCAATGACATCTGATGTTATCCCGCCGAAAAATGCTTTCACTCGCGGCCTTACTCAGGATGCCGAGGGGGCTTTGCTCGGGACAGGCTCAAAGCGAGCGGAGCAATATGCAACGCGTAGTAAGTTGGTAAGTAATTATTTTGACCGTTTTGGTGAGTACAACCCGGATGATGTGGTGAAATCTCTGACCACCACGTTAAGGGGACGGAAGGATGCCGCTGGCGCTGTTATCAATGACGTCACCAATAAAATGGGGAATGCCGCAGTTGATACCACAAACACTATGAATGCTCTGAATACAGCGATCGCAAGACAGGAACGGCTTGGGACGTCTGCCAATCAAAGCCTGCTTACATCCTTGCGTAACCTACGCGAAGAATTAGCAAACCCTGCAACTGATTTGGATGTTACGTTTGATCTCTTGCGTCAGCACAGAACAGCATTTAGATCTAATGTTCAGGGAGATGCTATGGTCTTCCCCAACCAGGCAAAAGCAGCTACCAATATGGTAGAGAATGCAATGTCAAAAGACCTTCGTAACGCAGTTGCTAAAAACCTCGGTGCATCAGACGCAGCAAAATACCTTAAAGCAAATTCCGATTATGCAAACGTTTATAATAAGGTGCTTAATAAAAACATTGCCAACAAGCTCAACAAGGCAAGCAGTGAAGCCAGTCCTGAACTTATAAATACCGTTGTATTAAGCAGAAAACCATCTGACGTGAAACGAATCTGGAGCGCATTGGATGATAAAGGGAAAGATGCTATGCGTGCAGCTTACGTCAGCAAAATAGCGGAAAAGGCCGGTGACTCTCCAGCCAAGTTCATCACTGAAGTTAATAAGCTTAAATCTCAGTCAGGCGGTGAAATTTACAACACTATTTTTTCTGGAAAGCACATGAAAGAGCTCGATGCTCTTCATGAAGTTCTACAGCAAACAGCAAGGTCAGACACCGCAAATGTAGTAACTCAGACGGGGCAATCACAAGCCAACAGGATAAGGACGATTGGCGCAACTGCGACTCTTGGAGTATCAATGGGGATTGAGGCTGGTTTTGGTGCAATGATGCGTTTGTATGAGTCCAAAGCAGCAAGGAATGCGCTCTTACGTCTGGCAAACACTAAAGCTGGAACGCCAGCTTATGAAAGAGCGCTAAATCAGGCTGCTACTGCCGTGCGCCCGCTCTTAGCTAACGAAGCGACACGGCAGTAGCACTGTAAGCCAAGGACGGCATTTATTTTATAGTTTTTATGAATTCTTTATTAAATCCCTTAGCTTCTCCGGGGTATCTTCCAAAGACAATTTTTATAAAAACAGAAAAAATAAAGATAGCAACGCTTAACAACAGTTGCAGTATCATTGGAACCCAAAGAACTACAGGCTCTATATTCATGAAACCAAATATTCTTCCGGCGATCATGGCGAAGTACCACACTGTTATCAGCAAACTTAGTGGCATATGAATTACTGATATTACCAATCCAAGAGCATCAGTAATTCTATTTTCAAATTTTTCAGGGGAAAACTTTTCTTTAAGGTAATTAAGTGCGCAGGTCTCATTCTCTGGATTTTCAGCATTTTTCCCTATGGCAATAGAAATCTCAGATATCCTTGATTCAATTCTTTTGCGTTTAATAAAACTAGAAAAAAAGAACCACGCAATCTGCAACCCTATCCCCATAAATAGAGTTGCGGCAACTAGCACAGCGTAACTCATAGAATCAGACACACCAACCTCTTTAGTTTTTCTAGTTACTTTGTCACGATAGGATATGCGAATTGATAAAACTAAATTACGCACATGATAACTCAGTAATAATTGTTAATGAAAACATGATCACCTATATTGCACAAGGCGAAACAGGAAGCATAATCTGGTTTCATGAGTGTGATCACGTTTGGGTAAATCAAAGTCAAGAGGAAATACTTGAAATTATCAAAAATAACTATCTAAACGTTGCACACGACTCATCTATCCATTTTTCATAAAATTGTATACCGAGATGGGCAAGAACAGATGGATGTATATCAACAAGCTTTTCGCCAAGATGTTCTGTTGGAGGTGGATAATCTTTGCCTTGGTTTCTTACGGTTATAGGCATAGTTGTTGCTGGATGAAACTCAACTATCATAGGGTCGCCTTCGTATTTTGCTATTTTCCCTGTTGAATCAATGATTAACTCTTTAATATAATGGCTTCTTGCTCCAGGAAATGCCCCAAGAGTAGTATAAGGAGGTTCAAGTTTTGAGATTTCCATAGTGGAATGATGATCAGCATTTCTTGCTTGGTGAAGGTAAGCAAGTGTTTTGTCTGTTTTTCTAAGCATGAACTTTTGGTTGAAGTGGCTGCTAAATTTTCCACTAACCGGCTTTGTTGCACAGAGCAACTTACTGAAAGACTTTTCTATATGCCCAAGACATTCTCGCCAGTGCATTTCAAAATCATCATGGTTTGTAGATGATTTCATCTGCTCTAGGCACTTTTTAGCTGCGATGATTTCTTTTTTTGCTGGGTTGTAATCGATCATTTTGCATCCTTGCCATACATGTTTTTAAGTGTCTCAAATACCACAGACTTGAACTGTTCAGCCTGCATCTCGGCTAATCGTTCAGCTTCATTGCGATAACCTTTTACAGGAGATGGTCTCGATAGAGCATCTTGGACGATTTGCAACAATTCTGAGTTCATTGATCTACCATTTGACTCTGCTCTGTATTTTAATTTTTCTCTTACTTCCAAAGGCATGCGGAAGTTAAAGTGCGGATCATCTCTAGCCATGCCATCACTCCAAGTTAGTGTATTGACATGATAGAAGCACTCTACTATATTCTCAATAGGTCCACCGTGGACCTATATTGTGAGGTGAACATGAAAGGAATGAGCAAAATGCCGCAGTTCAATTTGCGGTGGCCTAAAGAAGTATTGGATTTGGTACGCAAGGTGGCGGAAGAGAATGGTCGGTCTGTTAACTCTGAGATTTATCAGAGAGTAATGGACAGCTTTAAGAAGGAAGGGCGTATTGGCGCGTAAAGTTGAAGCCCCAACTGCGGGAACAGTCAGGGCTTCTGTTGTCAGTAAATTCGTGGAGAAAAACCAACATGAATAGTATAGCAATTTTAGAAGCAGTGAACACCTCTTACGTACCTTTCAATGGTCAGCAGATTATCACCGCCATGACTGCCGGAGTTGCATATGTTGCGATGAAGCCAATCGTTGAAAACCTTGGAATGAGCTGGTCAACGCAGCAAACAAAACTCATGAAGCAGATTAGCAAATTCAACTGTGTTCATATGAACATGGTTGCCGCTGATGGTAAGCTTCGTAAGCTACTCTGCCTTCCTTTGAAGAAGTTAAATGGATGGCTGTTCAGCATCAACCCTGAGAAAGTTCGTGCTGACATTCGCGATAAACTGATTCAGTACCAGGAAGAATGCTTTACTGTGCTGCATGACTACTGGACGAAGGGAAAGGCAGAAAATGCACGTAAGAAAACATCTGTTGATGACAGGACTCCGCTTCGTGATGCTGTAAATATGCTAGTCAGCAAAAAGCATCTAATGTACCCAGAAGCTTATGCAATGATTCATCAGCGTTTCAACGTGGAAAGTATTGAAGAGCTTGATTCATCTCAGATACCGCAAGCAGTAGAGTACATCCACAGGGTAGTGCTTGAAGGCGAGTTCATCGGAAAACAAGAGAAGAAAACCAACGAGCTTTCTGCAAAAGAAGCAAACAGCCTTGTATGGTTATGGGATTATGCCAACCGCTCACAGGCATTATTCCGCGAACTGTATCCGGCGCTAAAACAAATTCAATCGAACTATTCAGGCAGATGCTACGACTACGGTCATGAGTTCTCGTATGTTATCGGAATGGCGAGAGACGTTTTAATCAATCACACACGAGATGTTGATATCAATGAGCCAGACGGACCAACGAATCTTTCCGCATGGATGAGACTTAAGAATAAAGAATTACCTCCTTCAGTACATAACTACTGACAGATAACCAACGCAACGACCCAGCTTCGGCTGGGTTTTTTTATGCCCAAAATTCACCGTAGCCATGCTGCGGCGATTCCTTGTATCTGGAGCAAATTAAATGACAGACATTACCTACTCAACAGATGGTCAGCAACCATGTTTGCTGCCTTATAAGCTATAGCCGCTTCATCAATGGTGTTGAATCTCCCAAGGGTTATGTTTTTACCTGAGACATTTATCTGAGCTTGCCATTGATTTCTGGCTTGACAGAAAGTTACCCCCTTGATTCCAGCATTGCTATTTCGAGGTCCGACATTTAATGCATTTACGACTCTGCTGACATCCCTAAGGTTTGAGATTGCGTTATTTCTTCTGTTTCTATCAATGTGGTCAATCTCTTGTTTGGGCCATTCGCCATATACATACAGCCAGGCAAGTCTATGTGCAAAATATCTTACGCCATCAATATTAATTGCGTTATATCCATAAGAAATTGTGCCAGCAACTTTCCCAACAGCACCTCTGGCGCTTAATTTCTTTTTCCAAGTGAAAATTCCTGTTTCTTTATTGTAATCGAGAACCTCCATAAGGCGCTCCCGAGTTACTACCTCGTGACGTCTCTTACTCATTATTTTCTCCGGAATGTTTATTATGCCAGAACAATTATACAACGTAGTTGTTTCACAACCAAGTCAGTTATTTACTTTAGCTCGCTCGTTTAAAGCAAATGCCAATGGCAAAATTTATATCGGTAAAATTGACACTGACCCGGTAAATCCAGAAAACCAGATTCAGGTTTATGTAGAGAACGAAGACGGCTCTCACGTTCCTGTTTCGCAACCAATCATCATTAACGCTGCCGGATATCCGGTATATAACGGACAGATTGCCAAATTCGTTACCGTGCAAGGCCATTCTATGGCTGTTTATGATGCGTATGGTGCGCAGCAGTTTTATTTTCCCAATGTGCTGAAGTATGACCCCGATCAGCTACGGCAGCAATTAGAAGATCCAGATGGCGCTAAAAAATATCCTGAGTTGCAGATGGCACGATGGAGAGATTGTGGAGATGTTAGAGGGTGGGGAGCAAAAATAGATGGGGAAACAGATGATTCAGATGCTTTTATTAAAGCTTTAAACTCTGGAAGGTCGGTTATAACAATTCCGGAAGGAATATGCATCATCAAGAAGAATATTAACATTCCTGAGGGGTGTTCACTGGTTGGATCTGGCATTGATTATTGGGATACATATAGACCAGCGCCTGAAAGATTATTAAAAAGTTGGAGTAAAGGAACCCATCTTGTATTTACTGGTGATGGAGAAAAAAACAAATATTTTTTTAACATCTCTAATGAAAGACCGGTTAAAATTGTTGAAGGGATATCTTGTAAGTTCACTGAGTTTACGAATGAAGATTCTGTAGGTGTTACTCCTGCTACACCAAAAGCCATGAGCGTAGCTGTTAGTATCAACAGGGCATCACAGTTACGCAATCTGAGAATAATGGTAAGTAAAAATGGTATTGAAGGATACAATAACCCTGATTCTTATTCATTGGGTGATGACTGGGATATAGGGTTGCATGTATACGATAGCTGTGATTCAGTTATTGATAACGTACAGATTGTCGGCTATTGGAGGGTAAAAGGACTACTACTGACAGAAAATGACGGGAGCCTTTCAATGAAGGGAAATCCTGAAAAAACGCACTTTAATAACGTTTATGTCCAGTCAGGGATCGCGATAAGGAATAGCCCTCAGATTGATCTTGTAAGTAATACTGAAAGCTCAGTGACATTTAAACATAAAAAGTCGATGAGAATAACTTCAGTTAAACAGTTTAAAATTGCTGGCAGTGAATTAGTATATACGTATTCAGATGCATCATTTGATGGAACTAACATCACACTATCTGGTATTTCTCCTGAAATACAAGGTACAATAAGTGTAATCAGGTTTCCGTCAATTGGTAATAATTTTAGCGGGACTGTTTTTGAGAATACAGTAGCCACTACTCTTGATCATACATCAGGTAAGCCATCAGAATACTTTGGCCTTCCTGCATCCTTTGCATTAGAGGTTGATGGTTTCCCTGTTCGTAATTTAAGGTTTGATAAATTCAAAGCTCAAACAACATTTGATAAAGGAAATTGCATTTTTGGTGATTGCCGTGATGTTAAAATAACATCATCTGAGTTTGAAAATGGAATTATGATTGCGTATAACCTGACCGAGACTCAGGGTTATACAGGAAATCTTAGATTTTTTGCTTCTGATCTTCAGAGCAGCGTTAACACAAGTGAGTTTAAACCAAGAGACGCATTTGTAGACAATAGACAAATAAAAACGGAGTTTACTGATGGTTCGTTCATTATAAAGAACTGGAGGCCTACAGATACAAAAATACAATGGTCGTCTGGAGCAGATGCTATTGTTCTTAGAGAGTCACCTGACGAACAATCAAACGGAAATATTTACGGGCATCACATTGATGGTAAAAGATGGATTAATGTTAGTGGATATAACAAAGATATAAATATTTCATCAAGAAACTTAAGCGTAAAAAACCATGGTGATGACTCTGCAGTTATTAATATATTCGGCGACTCTGGAAATATTGCCATTAAAGGTAATTTTTCACCAATTATTGATAACAGCAAATCTCTTGGTGCACCATCATTTAGATGGGCTCAGATTTATTCTGCATCCGGGACTATAAGCACATCAGATGAAACACTTAAAACAATATATGACATTACTCAGGCAGAGCGTGATGCTGCGCTGGAAATAAAGGGAATTATATGCAAGTTCAGGTTTAATGAGTCGATTAATTTTAAAGGATTGGAGTTATCAAGGTATCATTTTGGAGTTGGCGCTCAAACCGTAGGAGATATTCTTAGAAAGCGTGGTTTAAATCCTGAGCAATATGCTTTTTGGTGTTACGATGAATGGCCAGACGTATGGGATGAAGAGGTGATAACTGAAGAGAGCACAGATCCTGATACAGGTGAGAAAATTTATTCTCAATATAAAACAGGAAATATGATTCTTGTAAAAAAAGCAGGTGGACGCTACGGAATTCGTTATGACGAATTGGCTATGTTTATATTAATGGCAATGTAGTTGCAATAAATGCAGTATATCCCGCATGAAAACTGCGGGATTGTTTTTATCTAGTGTATTTGTGAGTTTTAAATAAAATTTGGTATGGATTCTTGCATCGTAGTGAACGCATGATTACCTATGAAACAAAACTGAGACACACAAAGCTTTGCACTGGATTGCAAGGCTTTGTGCTCTTCGATAGTGGTTAAGGTGGTTCACTCCACCTTCTCATCAATCCAGTCCGCCCACCACTGCATCATCTCCCTGCGCTTATCGAGATATTGCGCATGGTTGTAAATACCGCGCACAGATCCGCCGTTGGCATGTGCCAGTTGCACTTCAATAGCATCAGCAGGCCATTCGTGCTCGTTCATAATCGTGCTGAATTCATGCCTGAATCCGTGACCGCTTTCCAGCCCTTCATAGCCAATTTGTTTGATCACAAGCAATACCGCGTTCTCGCAGATTGGCTTCTTCTTATCGTTGCGCCCGGCAAAAACAAACTCTGACACTGGTTTAGTGATTGAGCTTAGCGTAGTGAGAAGTTCAATCACCTGGTCTGACATAGGAACCACATGAATTTTTCGCCCCTTCATCACACTGGCGTCGATGGTGATAATCCTGTTTTCAAAATCGACGTTCTTCCATTGCATGGAACGAAGCTCTTTCGTTCTTAGGGCTGTGTAGCGTAAAACTTTGGTCGCAATGAGCGATACGATGCTTCCTGAAAATGTTGCCAGTGCTTTGTTGAATGCAGGGATCTGGTCTGCTGGAAGAAACGGGAAGTTCTTCTTGCGGTATCCTTTCATGGCGTCTGCAAGGTCAGGTGCCGGGTTATATTTAGCCCTTCCGGTGACAATAGCGTAACGAAAAACCTCGCCGCATCTTCTGCGGGCTTTGTTGGCTCGCTCCATTGCACCGCGATCTTCAAATCTGCGGATTACTTCCAGCAGTTGCATCGGCTCAATATCCTGAATCTCAAGACCGCCGATGATGGGTAAAATGTCGTCATCAAACATTTTGGCAAGTTCAGTTGCATAGCCTACTGACCAGACTTGCTTCTTGTGCTCGTACCATTCCTTGTAAATCGCACTAAAGGAATTGTTGTTAGACGAAGCCTTTTTCGCTTTTACCGGATCGATGCCAACCGAGATGTCTTTCCTCGCAGTCCATGCTTTATCCCTTGCCTCCTGCAAAGTCATAAGCGGATATTTTCCTACGGTCAGGATTTTCTCCTTACCGTCAATCTTGTAGCGAAGCTGCCATACCTTTTTCCCTGACACAGGGACATAAAGGTACAGGCCATTACCATCGAGTAGGCGGTATGGTTTTTCTTTCGGCTTTGCTGCTTCAATCTGCTTAACGGTGAGCAT